ATGAAATGATTGCATCTAACTCATTAAAAATTTCTTCCATATCTTTTTTATCTTCCATTTTTATTTATCTCCTTTAAGTTTTGCTAATCTTGCTTTTATTTCAGCAATTTTGTCAAGATTTGACATCGTTTTTTCATCAGTTTGTTTTACTTCATCATCAGGTTCATCGCATGGGGTTAACTCAGGATTTTGAGTAATTTCTTCTTCAACAACTGGTTTTTCTTTTTCTTCAACAGGTTCAGATTTTACTAAATCTGATGTTATGTCCTTATTTTCAGTAATTTCTACAACATCAACTACTTCAGCGTTTTTTGGAACATCATTTGTTTCTTCAATCTTAACTATTTCTTCTTTTTTAACTTTTACTGCTTTAGGTTCTTCTTTTAAATCAATTCCTAGTGTTTCAATAAACGTATTCCAATCTAAATCAATATCTGTAGGAAGTTTATTCTCATCAACTCCACGAATAATTCCGAATTCGTTTTCTTTTGGAACTAAACTTAAATATCTCTTTTTAACTAATCTTTTATCTTCAGTTTCAACTGCTTTAACATAACATCTTAAAAAGTATCTTAAACGTCCTTCTAACATATCCCAAACTTTGTCAGGAATTCTAGATGATGGAACGTGTTTTACATGTTCAACTCCACGTCTATCTTTTTCAACGATATTTAGTCCATGACTAATAAATATAATGTGTTTGTCTAATCCAATGAGTTTTGATAATTCTATAAAGAATTCGTTTCTTGTAATGTCATAACCTTTTCCGTATCCTACATCAGATACATGGTCAATTTTATTTTTAGTGCAATACTCTAGTTCTTTCCATTTGAATAAATCTTCAACTAAATCTACAACAATTGTATCATAATTTGAAAAATCCATTGCAAATGCTTTTTTAGCTTCACTCCAACTACTTACTTGTATGTGGTCTTCTGGTTTAGCTCCAAAATCTTCCAACCATGAATAGTTTCCATCGGTTGTGATAAAAAAAGGTTTTGGTGCTTTAGATGCAAATACAGATTTACCTGTGCCAGGTTCTCCATAAATACACATTTTAATTTTCTTTGACATAATTTCCTCCCTATTTAATTTCTTCAACTTTTATTTTAATGTCGTTTCCATTTAGTATACTAATAACATTGTCTTTGTTTACTTTTTGGAACGTAATATATAACTTAGAAACAGCTTGTTGAACATCAATTAAATTATACTTACATTCTAATTCAATCCATATTTTCATTGACTCAGGTCTAAATGATAACTTTCTATATGGTTTTGCGTTTATACTGAATGTTTCGTTAACGTCGTGCAAAGTTATTCGATTATAATCTTTAACTTTAACTGCAACCTTATTGTCAAATACTATGAACGAATATTTATTTTTGTAAAACTTATACTCGTCATTAGTTAACACTCTAGCATTGTTGAATGATTTCATGTTTAACCTCCTTATCGTATTTAACAAGATAATTCTTGTTAGTGGTGGAGAATATAGGACTCGAACCTATATCTTATTACTGACTTCATTGCTTTTCCAATTAAGCTAATTCTCCACAAGAGTAACTACTAGCTATAGTCAATATTTAGCGTTTGTTACTTTATCTTGTTTCGATTTTTTATAACTTCATTTATAGATAATTGACGTTTGTATAAATACTTCATTATAGGGTAGCACTCATATCGAACAACCTAGTGGTGCAGATGGTCGGAGTCGAACCGACAAGAACAATCGTTCGACGGATTTTAAGTCCGTTCTGTTTACCAATTTCAGCACATCTGCATAAATGATACAAAGCACGGGAAATATGGAATTATACTTTGTATCAAAATTTGCAATAGACACGAAAATTTACTTTGCTATCATCTTTATTCTCCTCATTTTTCTATTGCAATTTTGTCATTGATAAAATAAGGGTTAAATCAATGACAATGGTATGCAAATACAAATACGAAAAAATAGGAGTAAAACGTATTTTGTATTTGCAATTGTATGGTAGAGGTAATTGAATAAGGAGCTTTATAGAATTTATATTTACAAATTAACTGCATAAAAATTATTTTATACTCAATACTATCGGAAAGTAAGCATTTATTGTTTTAAAAGTAAAACTATCAATTATTTTTAATTTTCTATAAATACCTCTACCACTGGAATGACGCTTTTATTTTAAAACTAAAACGTCTAGGTAAAGTTTCGTAAATATATTTTTTATATTTACATTTATATTATATCAAATTTTTAAAGATTTGTAAATTAAAATTAAGCACTTTTTTAAAATTTTTTAAAAATTTTTAAATTTCTTTTTCGTATGTTTTATAATATAACTTTAATAAATCTTCATCAACAATATAGTTACTGTGAATATATTTATTGAAATCATCTAACGTGCTATCTTTAAATATGTCTTTTTCTCTTTTAAAAATTGAGTATTTGTTTAAGACATTATCATGATTGATTACATCCATGTCCAGTTGTTTGCAATCTCTAAATTTAACAAATCCGTTTTCATCATCATCCCATACTTTATCTGAGATTTTGTATAGAACATACGCATCAGGATTTTCATAATACATGTCATAATAATCACATTTTCCATATTTATTGATTGCTTGACTATAGTTAATATAAAACATTTTATTTTTGTCTATCATATGAGCTACGTCACACATCTTAGATAAGTTAAGTATATAATTGTTAACATGAGTTTGATTTATAGTTGACATTGGATATTCGTGATATTGAATATATTCGAAAGGTCTGAGTTTATATTCATTTTTCAATCTATTGTTAAACTCATCATCATTTTCTCTTGTTTTTTGTCGTATTGAACTTTTTCTTAAGTTAATTATTCCAACTTTACAAATAGGAACATCAGGAAAAAGATTTTGAAGCAACATTATATATCTATAAATTTGATCTAAGTAATCATCCCAATTAGGTTCACTAGAAGATGTTTTATAGTCTAATACAATAAATCCTTTATCTGTCAATAACAATAGGTCGATGATACCTACGAATTCATGATAGTCTACGTCTAATGGTCTTCCTGTAGGAAGTTTTGCAGTTAAATATAATTCGTGTGACTCCTCAATAAGACTTAACTTTTCTTTAGTTTCAGGGTCAGTCAATATACTTTTATAAATATCTTCTTTTTGGTCAAGAAATGCTTCAACCATACATTCAGCCATAAATTTTTCTTTACTTTCTTTAATTTTTCCATTTAGTCGATAATATTCAGTTAAATCACTCGTATTATGTTCTAGTCCCCAGTGAACAGCTGAACCTAAACTTAATGCAGGTTTTTCAGCTTTTAATGATATTCCTTGAATATACGTCAAGTAATATCTCATTGGGTCCTCAATAATTGTTGTAAGTTTACTATGACTCCACTTTGTCATTTTATTTCCTCCTTCTTTTTTCTTTAATAACATATAATCTAAATTGATTTTTATCAAAGCACACATCATTGTATTCTACATATCTTGCATCGTTATTAAACAATTGTTCAAAAAATACGTTAAATCTTTCTTTTTTATCTGCGATAAACGAAAACTTTTTATCTTTTAAATAAACTTTTAATTCTACATAACTTTTCATTTTAATTCCAACCTCCACATCCACAATAGTATTCATCACAATCACTTTCTGGTTTATTCTTAAAAAATGGTAATTTAGTATTGCTTTCTACTTTTCTTCCACACCAAGCACATTTTGCTTGTCGTTTAACTAAAAGACTTTCGTCTATAGTTATTGTTTCATCACAATCATGTATTAAACAATATGGTTTTCCATCAGATGTTTTAGTTGTTATTTTACATCCACATTTTAAGATTGTTTCCATACTAACTCTCCTTCTTTATTTCTTATAATATCACCATTTTGAATGTATGTGAAAAATCTTCGTTTCACCGAGGGTTTATAAAATTTTCCCAAATGTTTTTCACAAAACTTTTTAGCTTCCTCTTCTTTTACTCCGGTCAATTCGTATAATTTACTATTCATATCTTTGTCCATCCTTTTCTATTTCTAACATTATTGTATTTAATTCTATTCGTAGTCTTTTAAACGCTAATTCTTTATATATAATTCCTTCATTAACAAATATCTTATAATCATTTTCATTAAGAGTTCTTATAAATAAATAATAATCATCGTCTCGTAATGGTTTATTTCCTTTAATTTTTAATAACTCTTTGTATCTTTTATACGCGCTAGCGTTTATATCATTCATATATTGAATTCTTTCCATTAACATATTTGCATATTCAGTTTTATTCATTTTTACCTCCATTTTGAATAAGTATATACTTATCTAAAGATTAACTTTTGTCTCTAGATTAACTCTGCAAGTGGTTATTTTATGACTAATTTTATAATTTTTATGAGTTCTGATAATTTTATATTAGTTTTATTTTTGTCTAATTGTAAATAATCAATTAACTCATCACATGTATCATGCCTTTCTTGTATTAACAATTCTTCAACTCTGTCAACAAAATCATTATGCTCTTTTAATTCTTTATTTAACTCTTTTTTGAGTTTATTTAATTCTTTAGTCTTTTGACTTAGCATTTCAATTAATTGTTTCTTTGTAAGTAATTCCATTTTCTTCATATTTATTTACCTTCCTTTTCTTCTAACATTTGAACTAACTTATCTCTAAGTATTTGATTTTCTGATATAGCTTTACATACGTCTGATATCATGTTAAACTTATCTTCTTGATAACTAGTTTTTGAATAACTTTTTCTAATGTTTTCAATATTTTCATTTACTGCTCTATCTAAGCATTGTATAAGTCGTTGAATTTCAAATTTAGTTAACATTTTTGTTCTCCTTCTTATTTAATATACTCAATAACTCGTCTGTAGAAAGAGTTTTTAAGTATTCTTTTTCTTCAATTGTCATACTATCATTATTTATGTTTAGTAATTTTTGTTTGTCTTTATTATTTTTTATAGAGTTTAATAATGATTGAACTGCATCCACAGACAACTCTTTAAGCTGTGTTTCAATATTTATTTGCATTATTGTTTGTGGATTGACAACTGACTCTTTTTTAATTTTATTTAACTCTATCAATAGCTTTACAACATTTAATTTATCAGTTGTTTCGAGTTGGTCAGCAAATACTGTATTTTCTCCAGTTATTAAACTTGATAAATATCCACCAATATCGTCTAAGCTCAACAATTTGGATTGGAATTGTCTATGAACTAACGCTCGATTTATTCGACGTATTTCTGATTGTGCATTATAGTCAATATAATACTCCATTGCTTTCGATACGTCAATGTTTGTAGCAATAGCTGCAGAACGAATTCCTTTAAATTGAATGTATGCTTCAATAAATCGTTTTTGTTCAAACGAAAAGTTGTATTTGTTTTCAGGATCAACTTGTAAAGAAAATTCAGGATTGTTGTCTAACTCTTCTTTGTATTCAGAGGTAAGAACTTCCACTTCTTTATCTGAAATTTTTGGTAGTTCTTCTTCTTTATTCAACTCCTTCTTTTTCTTTCTTCTATTCATTTGACTCTTCATTACCCCACTTTATAGTTATTTCAATGTCATCGTCTAAATTAGGTGATAATACATTATTTACATCTTTTACACTATATTCTAGTCCACTATCTGTTAATAATTGTAAATAATATGGATAGCTGAACTTTTCATCGTTCATCATATCGTATGAATACAGAGTTATATGACAAATATTATGTCCTTGTTTTGCACCTTTAGTCAATATATTAACATGTTCTTTAAATATCTTTTTAGTATGACGACGAATACTAAATGAAATTTTTGTAGGATTTTCTTTTACTTTTTTAGATAAATCATTTAATTTTTTTGTAAGATTTTTAGTTTTCATATTCTATCTCCTCTATATCTAATAAATTCATTGCAGCTATAAAATTCACTTCTTTCTCATCTTCGAACAATTTTGCTTTTGTTCTTTTTTGAGTCCAATAAAAAGTATTTCCTCGAATTGTGCTTAACCACTTTTTATTAACCGGATTATATAATATGTATACTTTACTCATATATTTTCTTCCTCCTTTAATGAACTAAAACTTTCTTTAAGTCCTAAGTCTAATAATAAATCCGTCAATTCTATTAGTTGAGTCCAAGTTAAATCGTCTAATGTATATCTCTTTTTATTTAACACGATATCCAGTTTATATAAAGATATATTAGACGTTGAATGAATAACATAAATCTTATCTTTATCATAAGTAACTTTTCCTTGTGTCATTCTTATCCTCCTTCCTTATTTATATAATATATTATATCATAAATTTTTAGAAATGTAAAATAAATTTAATAACTTTTTTGAAAACTTTAAGTTTTTGTGATTTTTCAATAATGATTAGTTTGTAATAACAATTTGACATGTTTTAAGTCAAGTTGATTAGTGTATTTATCATCTTTTCCTTAAGACAAGTTTGTTATTGACGAACATACATGGAACATAAGGCTTGTTTCCATATAAATATTTAATGTTCTCAATTTGAAGTGTCTTTTTTAAGTTCTTAGTAAACGTAACAGATGGTATAGAACTATTATTAGATAATACTTGTAGAGCTCTTATAGAAATATATTGGATAGTGTTCTCAAGTTCATCTAGCATACTCATTTTGACCTCTAAGTCGGTGGATTGTAATGCAGAATATGCTTTTCTTAAGAAATTGTCATAGTCAGAACATTCGAAGAACTTAACAATTGGGTCGGTCTTTAATGATTGACCTGAACGACCTAAGACATCATTTTTGTTTGATTGTAAGTCTTTATAAATATATTCAATAATATCTGTAACAGTAATATTTTTGATTTTGACTTTCAACTCTTTATCAGTATCAGTATAGTTATCAGTCCACTCATTTTTAGTAAATTTAAAGTTATTTGTAAAGTTTTTAGTTGCAGACATTATTCCATAAATTGCTAAATAAATAAACACAGTCGTATTGAATGTATCTTTTCGTAACTCTCTTAAGTCATCACTAAACGATGTATCATAATAGTCACCCATCTTTAGGAACTCTTTTTTAGGGTCCCAATGATAAAATATTTCAAAAATGTTTAATCTACGTCTAAATCCTGTAGTGTTATCTTTGAACTTAATATTGTCTTTATCATTTCCTGCAAACAAATATTTACAGTTGATAAGTCCTGAATAGACTGGGACTCCTTTATGGTTAATCGATTGGTTCATCGAACCCGTAAGAGCTTTTATCATATTTGATGATGTATAAGTTTTTGGTGATGTTTCCAAAAAGATATTATGACAAGTGTTCTCTAACGTTCCTGTAACGAACGTATCATTTTCTATCGTATCAAGGTCAAGAGAACTAGGCATTGGTCGAACTCGATTTGTGAAACATCCGTCAAACAATGAGTTCTTACCATTTTGACCGGAACCTATTAACATGACAAAATGTTGACTAAACGATTGAAGACATATGTATCCCAATATTTCGCATAAGTGTTGTAAACGATTGAAATCAAACACATCTTGAGAGTCATGAGCAATATTATACGCTAGTTCGAAACAATAATTTTTATTGGTCTTGGTCAAGTCTTTCATAATTTCAACAAAGTCTTTCAATGATGTTTCATTCACATTTATTCCTAAGTCTTGGAAATCATAATTAAAATACCACATTATAGCATAGTTTGTGTCGTATGAGTATATGGTATTATTTAATAAAGGTAACTTACATACGTCATATCTAAATAACCATTTATTGTCTTTAAAGTCATACACGCCATTACGAAATGCAACACACCAGTCAGGCAAATAGTTTATCTTTTTTGAGTCAGTGTTCTCATCAAATGATACTCTTTTGAGGACTCTTTTTAAATTTAATGTAAATCCCTTGACTATCTTTGTTATTCTCTCATCAATCTCTTCGCTTCGTTCTGTGAAATATTTATAGGTTAATAATACATATAAATTATCAGTTAATATATCTCTAGCTTCATCAACTCCACAAAATTTATAATTAATCTCATCAAATCTTTTAGCTAAATAGTTACTTTCGCATGAATACACTTGACAATCTTGAGACAAAACTACATACCAATCTGTAAGTGGTCTATTCATCAAAACTTTCGTATCAACGCGGTCTTTTAAAGAGTTTAACTCCATTTTTTCCTCCTTCTTTTAATCTAAATGTTAACCTTCCTTGTATAACATTTATAGGAATTTTATCACTTTTATTTTGAAATGTAAACTAAATTATATGTACAAAGTGTACAAAAATAATAAATTTTTTTAAGAAGAAAAGTGGCTTCTTAAAAACTTAAAAGTTCGTTTTTAGTTTACATTCGAAAGAAGCTAGTTACTTTTCGAGGATGAGGTCAAAGTATTTACAAGTCTAATAAGCTAGTTACTTTTGAGCTGGAGAGCTTCTTAAAAGCTAAAACTAACAAAAATTTGAGGTCAATTTTTTTAAGAAGACGTTTAAGAAGACTTTTAAGAAGCTTTTAAGAACATTTTTTCTTCTTAAAAAAATTTTAGTTTACATTTCTAAGATAAGATTTTTATACTTTTTTGAGCTTCTTAAAGGGTTCTTAAAGTATGTCTTTATTGGGGTGGAATGTAAATAGTTTACACACGGATTAAGCTAGTTAATTTATTAGAGATTTTTTAAGTAATTTATTTAAGAATAATAAAAAATATAATAATACATATATGTATACATGTATATATAAACTACAATTTTTTGGTCTTCTTAAAAAAATCTCATCAAGAATGTAAATGAAAAACTTTTAAGAAGCTTTTAAAAAGTTGTAAATTCGTTTTACTTTTCTTTTCATATTTGATATAATAATTATATAAGATAAAAGGAGGTAACTAATGTCAGAGAAGAAAGACAAAGTCGAGGTCAATGACTCTAACTCAGCTTTAGACGAGATTAAGCTCATTTCTACTCAGAAGGATGCTCAAGGTCAAATGCTCAGTATGATATTAAAAGGAAAGCAAAACACTCTTGAGGACAGACTTTCAGATTCGGGACAAAAAATTGCAGATTTAATAAAAGACTCACAACCAGTCAAGGATAGTTATGGAAACATCGTTACGAGTACAGGTAACGATGATATTGTTGAGAAATTTACTAACTATACTTTTACGAACGACACACTGAACTATCCATTGTGGCTTGCGTTATATAATGACTCTTGGGTATTTAGACGAGCAATCGACAAACCTGCTCAAGATGAGATTAGATGCGGTATCACTTTACAAGGTGAGTTTGATGCAAAAGAAAAAGTATATAAACTTTTGAAGAAAGCAAGATTTGATTTGATACAACTTCTCAAATGGGGAGCATTGTTCGGTGGTTCTATTGCATGTGTAATGATTGACGGAATTGAAGACAAAGAATATGCTGAACCATTAAATAAGCAAAAACTCATCGATAGTAAAGTCATCCGATATTATGTTGTTGATAGGTGGTTCGGTGTTCAGCCTTCAACAGAAACAGTTACAGATATGACGAGTTTAGATTTTGGTAAACCTAAATATTATGATGTAACTTTTCCTGATGGAACAACTATAAAATTTCATCACGATTACGTGCTTAGGTATGAACATAGGACTGCTCCAAAACTTATTAAGACTGGACAATTACAAGGCTGGGGTTATGCAGAAGGTTCTCATATTCTTAACGAACTTAGTAGAGATGACAAACTCAAGACGAGTATTCAATCATTAATTGATAAGTCATTGATAGAAGTCATTAAGATGTCTGGTATGCGCGGAGTATTCATGGGAACGGACAAAGGCTCAGAACAACAATTAACTAAGAGACTTGAGATGGTTAACTGGGGTCGAACATTCAACAGCTTAACATTCTTGGACAAAGAAGACGATTATAATATGAACACTTTCAGTGGAATTAGTGGATTGTCTGATATATTGGAAAAGAACATGTGGCAAATTTCAGCTGCACTCGAAATGCAAGGCATATTGTTTGGTGACTTAAAAAGTGGATTTGCAAATGACACTGAAGCTTTAGAGAGATATGACGAGACAATAAACGGTAGATGTGAAGATTATGTTAGACCTGTATACGAAAAACTTTTGCATATATTATTTATTAAATTAGGAATAAAACAACCTATCGAGTTTGTGTTTAACTCGTTACTAACAAAACAAGTTAATGAAAAACGAATGAATAACTTATCTCAGTTCGTTACGTTAGGACAACAATTGTTAGACAGTGGGGTTATAAACACAAAACAATTTGCTAAAGCGATAGTCAGCTACTCAAAAAATGATACAATTGACTTTGACTTAAAAGAGGAAGATATCAATAAATTGGACGATGACTTTGAAACTCAGATGGAAAATTTAAAGATAGACGAACCTCAAACGATTAAGACGGGAGGTATTTAGTATGAAGTAACGCCAAACGTTTTAATATTTATAAAGGAGGTAAGACAATGTGGAAATTAAGTTAACTCGTCATAATTTCTACAAAGGGAAGTTCTTAATTGTATTTTATGATGAGGAAGATGAAAATTTAAAGTTTATGTTTGACAACGTTAGAGAGATACTCAAATACCAAAAGAAGGAAATAAATAGAAAAAATGTAAACCGTATCAATATAGAAATTTACTTAGCATTAAGAAAAGAAGGACATTTTACGAGAATGCTAAACGGAGAAAGATTACGAGTTTATTTAATTGATTTAAAGGAAGGAGATTAAAAATTATGGAAAACAAAGAAAAATTTATACAAATTCAATCATCGATTAACATAGGAGTTACTCCAGGACTTAACGCATTGGACATTAGTGAAAAAGATGCACACGTTCCTGACAGATTAAAGGTTCAAGCGTTATGGCCAAAATTAACAGTTAACATTAAACAAGGACAAGGAGTATATCCAGAAATAATTAAGAATTGGAACTCAGTTAAAAAATTAGCTGAAAAAGGAATTATCACAATAGGACAAGTTGTAGATGAAACAAGTGTTGGTGAAAATGACAAACAAATTGCTAAGGACTTATCAGTTAATTTAGAAGAAGTTAAATCACAACTAAAAACAATAAAACAAAATAAACTTTCAGCAATAGCTGATGAAATTGGAGAATAATTATGAGCAAATTCATACCATGGGTAAGCGATGGAAATGTAATTGAAAACACAAACGTTTACAATTATGATAACTTTAATGGAATAAATAGTCAAAGCAAAAATGGATTTCAAAGTGGAAATATTATAAGCTCTACTTATGTAAACTCTGCATTAAGACAAGCAAACTTAGTAATTGCGGCTTTAATGGAATGCACAGGAAATAATACATTAGACTTAACAAGTAGTGTAAACGATGTTAAATCAGCATTACAAACGTACTTTAGCGGATTATATGTTGCTAGAGCTACAAGCGATAGTGATGGAAGTAACATTAAAAATACGTATGCAAAACAAAATGGAACATATGACAATATGACCGTTGGAAATGCAACTAATTCGATTAATTCAACTAAGGCGAGTCAAGATGCAAATGGGGATAATATAGTTAATACTTATGCAAAACAAAATGGGACATATAACTCATTAATTGCTGGAAAAGCTAATAAAATAAAAGTATTAACTACTACTCCAACGTCTAGCGATGCTGAAAATGGATATTTAGTAATTTACGTTGGAAATACACTTCCTGCAACTAGATTTGATGGAATTTTATATTTAATTACAAATTAAGGAGATTATATGGCTATTGATTCGAATCCAAATAATGGAGTAAATAATTCAGTTTTTAGTTATGGCTCAAAAAATATAACATTATTTAAAGGAATTAAATTTATAAAATCAGTGTATTACGGATATAATAAATTATTATCTTTTGAAAGTTTAACCGGAAAAGATGTATATGATAAGAATTTAATACAACTTGTAAACGGAAGTTCAAGCGTAGTTTATGATACTGAATTACGAATAAGTTTACAGTCATCAGGAGAAGCTACTTTTAAAATACCTGTTTCAAGTATTGATTTGAGTTTAGAAAATAATATTGCTTTTTCAAGTTATAAATATGAAATACAAATATTGAATGCATATGGAACAGAAATATCACCCAAGTACATTGTTGAAGCTACTGAAACAGCTCTAGCATCTTTTGATTATTATCAAGTAGTTGTTGGAAATACTAGTGGAACGTATAAAGGAGCAGAAACAGAAGAATGTCCCGTAACGATATCATATGATTTTGAATATGGAAATATGCAGTATAACTTTGTTACAGGCAAAATATCTAACCCAGTTTATCAAAATATAAACATAACAACAAGCGTTAATAACGGAGTTTATATAAAAATAAAAAATATAGGTAATGAAACGTCTTTTCGTTTAAGAACTATTACGGGTCAAATATCTTCGAGTATTAATTAAAGAAGGAGAATAATTAATGGAAGATTTAATATATAAAGAACATAATTATCGAATGAAAAAACTGAATGCGATTGAAGTTATGTCAATTGGAACTCAAATGAATTTTGATGATTATGACAAAACAAAAAGATTTTATGAGTTATTGTTAGAAAATATGGAAGTTGAAATCGAAAACAAATGGCTTCCAGTTAAAGAGAAAAATCAAAATGTATATTGGCCAAACGGAATAGAAAACGATATGAATGCGCTTAAAGCATTGACAGAGTATTGTATGAAATACTTTAAAGAGGTTTTTCCGAAATCCAACGAATTGAACTCAAAACGAAAGTAAATTACGTTGGAGATATAAGTAACTTAATATCTGTGGACAGATTACACAGGTTAATATATACACTTATCACACATAAATACGCAACATTAAAAGAAATACGAGATGATTATTCGGTTGAAGAGGTCTTAGATTTATACGAAACATGCTTAGTGAATTTATATAACAAATACATTATACAGGAGGAAAGTAAAAAATAATGTCAGTTGAAAAATTAACAGATTATACGTTAAACGCATTCGTTAGTTTGAAAGCAGATAAAGAAGAAGCTCAAAAGACAAAGAACTTTTTTGAACAATGGGCATCGAGTTTTGGAAATACGTTTAAGAACTATTTTGAAAACATACCCGGAAAATGGGGTATTAAAATGGCATCTACAATTATGTCATTAGGACAAACTCTTGTTAACACGTTTAAAAATGCATGGAAAGAAATCGAAGATATCACTTCATTTTCAAGATTAACGAACGAGAATACTCGAGAATTAGCATTTAATTATGGACTAACTGGTGGACAGGCATACGGATATGAACAAGCTCAAAAGATGTTAGGTTTTGGTATTGAAGACATGCCTTATGCATCTGATTATGAAAGAAACAAATTTCAAGAAGTCATGGAAAAATATGCAGAAAGATATAATGAGTTATATGACCAAGGATTTTTTGATGAATATTTAGACTTTCAAATTGAGTGGCAAGAATTCAAACAAGACTTTTTGATGGAGTTTGTTAAACTTATAATGGATAATAAAGGAATTATAGTTGATGCAATGAATGCAATTATAAGTATATTAGGAGTGGTGATGGATATTCTTCATGCATTAGGTATGGGGAATATACAAGAAAGTGAAAGACGAGCATATGAAAATAACTTACAAACTCTTAATTATAACACTGACTCTATAAAAAACACATCGTTTAACATAAAATTTGATAATACATTTAATAACGTTTCAACAAAGGACCAAACAGCATTACAAAATGTTGGAGAAATGACGTTTGGACAATTTGTCGATGCGTTAAAAGTATACTCAGATTAAACAAGGAGGTGATAAAATTGAGTTGTAAAAATATAATAATGCAAGGTGACCAATATGATTTAACGTTTAGCTTAACAGTAAATAATGAAGAGTTAGACATTGATACCATTAGCAAAATTCAATTCAAAGTAGGAAATTTGTTGAAAACATACGAAGCTAATAACGAAAATAACGAAGTAACGTATAATTCAGAAGATAAATTATTTTATTTTCCTTTAACTGAAGAAGAAACATTTGCCTTAGATAACTCAAGTGTTGATGTTGAAATTAGAGTTAAGTTTACAAACAATACAATAAAGGGATTAGTATTAGGAAACATTTCTCTTCAATTTAGTGAAATCACTACGCCAATGGAGGAAAGAAATGAAAATAACAGCTAATATATCAAATGATAGTATAAACTTAAATGGAAATGTAAGAATTGGAGACTTTGACCCATCAAGTTTAAGAGTTAGAGTGACTAATCTTGAAAATAATGCAGTAGGAACCATTGACTTAAGCTATGATAATCAAACATCAATATTAACTTTAACTACTAAAAACATTAAAAATGAAAGTATAGGAATTCCTCAAACTGTTGTTATCTCTGGTGGAATTAGTGATATTAATTATAATAATACGACAAAAAGCTTAATTATAACATTATCAAATGGAGAGGAGTTAACAGTAAGCTTAAAAGAAAGCTTCGATGAATTAGCAGAACAAATACCTACAAAACTTAGCGAATTAACTAATGATACAGGATTTATTACGAGTTTAGTAGATAACTTAACAAATTATTATCTAAAATCAGACACATACACAAAAACTGAAGTTAATAATATAATTGCAGCTATTCCTAAAGTAAAATTAGAAATAGTTCAGAATTTTCCTGAAGCAGGACCAACATATTGGTTTGATAATAGTCATACGATTTATTTATCACCAAAATCTACATCTCAAACACAAAATATCTATGACGAATATCTTTGTACGAGGTCAGGAATAGAAGGAAACTATACTTATTCTTGGGAGAAAATTGGGGATACTGAAATTGATTTGAGTAATTATGTTCAAAAAACTCTTACTATTGCTGGGATTGATTTACAAGATAATATTACTAAATCAGAATTACAAAATGCATTGACTGACTCTACACACAACTTTGTTACAGACTCAGAAAAATCTACATGGAATGCAAAACAAAATGCATTATCGCAATCACAGCTTGATGCAGTTGATAGTGGAATAACATCAACACTTGTTGGTCAAATAACAACTAACCAAAATAATATAACAACAATTAATGATAAAATTCCAAATCAAGCAAGTTCAAGCAATCAACTTGCAGATAAAGATTTTGTTAATAGTTCAATCAATGCATTGGCTGCGTTCTTTATAACAAGAACAGCATTAGGAGATAATTTTAACACTTATGCACAATTAAGTAGTGCAACGACATTTTACAGTGGTGGAGAAAGTAGAATACCTACTCAGAATGACTACACGTATGTTAGATTTGATGAAACAAAAGGTGAAACTGTTACAGGATATTCAAGTTTTACTACCACAGATGATTATATAGGACATTTAGTTATATATAATAATGAAGGAATAGAAGTAACAAGTTCTAATAAAGATAATTTAGGAATTACTCCAGGAACTACAATTGCATACGATAACTTACCTACAACAAGATATAGTTATCAAGGAGGAACTTATCCTAATGGACAATGGAATTTCCAATTGATAGTAAATAATAGTGCTTTAACTTCAGCTCAAATGGCTGCGTTAAACAGTGGTATAACAAGTAGTTTAGTAACACAAATTGAAACTAACACAACCGATATTGCAAATAAAATGGACAAAGCAAATCCAACAGGGACAGGTTCTTTGAGTTTGAACAGAGCATCAAATACCACGATTGGTGCAAATAGTGTTGCTCTTGGTAATAACACAACTGCTAGTGGGATAAATTCAACCGCCTTGGGAGCAGGCACAACCGCCTCAGGTTTTGCTTCACATGCCGAGGGTAATAACAATTATGCAACAGGAGATAACTCTCATGCTGAAAATGCTAGTAATACTGCTAGTGGTGATTACTCACATGTTCAAGGGCATTTTAATAACTCTTATCGTAGGTCTCAACATGTGTTTGGAGAATATAATGTAGCAGACCAGCCATCTGGGACAACATCTACTGATAGAGGCACTTATGTTGAAATTGTTGGAAACGGAACATCAACATTTCGTAGCAACGCAAGAACACTTGACTGGGATGGTAATGAAATATTGGCAGGCACTTTGCAAACAACAGGGCTTAAAGATGGTAACAATGCAAACTATAAACTTAATTTGCCTAATACAACTAATTGGACTACAGACAAAACAATTGCAACTACTGATGAAATCCCAACGCAAACAAGTCAACTTACAAACAATAGTGGATTTATTACAAATACAGTTAGCAACCTAGCAAACTACTATTTGAAGAGTGAAACATATACAAAAACTGAAGTCAATAATTTAATTGGTTCAATTACGACAATTTCATTACAAATTGTTTCGACTTTACCAGAACCAGGGCCAACATATTATTTCAATACAAGTAAAACAATTTATCTTGCGCCAAAATCAACTGCTCAAACACAGAACATATATGATGAATATATTTGTACAAGAGCAGGAATAGAGGGCAGTTATACATATAGTTGGGAAAAGATAGGTGACACGCAAATTGACTTAAGTGGCTATGTCCCAACCTCAAGGACAATCAATGGAAAAGCTCTAACAAGTAATATAACACTAACGGCGAATGATGTGGGTGCTTTAGCGAGCAATACACCTTATGTATCTTCGGTTAATGGTTCTAGTGGCGCAATTACAGGATTGCAAACAACGTCAAATCTTGTTACAAGTTTTAGTTCAGTAACAAGTAATAGCAAGTATCCTAGTGAAAGATTG